CGCTTTCACAACCATCTTGGAGCTTTTTAGCAGAACTTGGAGTACTGATAGTCGGAATGGTACTAATTATGGCAGTATCTAGTAGCATATATTTTAGCTTACCCGTCATTTTAGCACTATTAGGAGGACTTGGCTACAGTTCTTGGAAACTTGTAGAGTCTTCCTACTTGTTTGACGTTTCTGGCACGCTAGTTATACTGTTTTTATTCTGGAGTATTGTACAATTCCGTAGTTTTATTACTCAATACTTGTTGAGATTACAGATCAAACAACAATTTGGGACGTATGTTAGCCCTGCGCAGGTCGAAGCACTCCAAAAAGACCCATCATTACTGAGATTGGGTGGGTCGACGAAACAACTAACTTTCCTTTTTTCGGATATCCGAGGATTTACCCCGATTTCGGAATTTTACCAGTCAGACCCTCAAAAACTAGTGGAGCTGGTAAATAGATTTTTAACGAACCAGAGTGACATAATTATGAAACACGAAGGTACGATAGATAAATACATGGGAGACTGCATCATGGCATTTTGGAACGCGCCTCTAGATGTAGAAGACCACGCTAGAAAAGCAACAGCAGCTGCTCTCGAAATGAGAGAAGCTTTAGAGGAGTTGAATAGTGCACTCAAACTTGAAGGAAGCCCTGAAATCCATACTGGAGTCGGAATCAATACAGGACCGTGTGTTGTCGGTAATATGGGTAGTAGTAGTCGTTTCGACTATAGCGTTCTCGGTGATGCTGTTAACCTCGCTGCTCGCCTAGAGAGCAGCTGTAAACAGTATGACACCGATTTAATAATAAGTGAACATAGCATGGTGGAGGGCTATGTATATGAATTTATAGACGAGGTAACTGTCAAAGGCAAGACTGAACCTGTCAAAATTTATACCATACAAAAATAATGCTTGACAACGACCTAATATTTTGGTATAATTTAAATTGTGTACAAATATACACAAAGCATCGAGAGGAGAGCTAATGAATACCGAGGAACTAGCCGCTGAGCTAGAAAAACATGAAGCGATATGCGCCGAACGTTGGAAGACCGTATTCAATCAGCTGCAAGCAATCGAACAACGGTCAGCCAAGCGCTTTGACGGTGTTGAATCAACAATAACACGAATTGAAACAATACTGATAGGAGCAGCAGGCACTATCATTGTAGGAGGAGCAGGTGTCATTTACACCATGCTTCAAATGCACTAGGAGAAATTATGAAAGAAGATTACGATAAAAAAGATATCAAGCAATCACCAAAAACCAAAGACATGAAGGTAGAGAAGAAACCTGAACTACCAGAAGGTTGGGGTATGTTTGTTAAAAGAGGAAAACATCTTTTGATTGACCCCAATGGAAAACAAACAAAACATGCTTCAAAAGAAGCAGCTATGGAGTACGCAAATGGCTAACGGAAAAATTACGAATCCTGATATTTCAGGATTAGAAGTAGAAGTTGAAGAAGTCGTTGAAAAACGCGACATCAGAAAAAATCTACTACTTGCTAGAAAGAAACAGCTTCAACGCAAAAAAAGAGGATACGGTAAATTACCCAGCTCTTTAAGGCGATAAGCTAAGCCCTTCGGGGGTTGGAGAGTAACTATGCCATCAGGTAAAGGAACTTATGGGAAGACCAGAGGTCGTCCTAAGAAGAAGAAAAGAGGCGGTAAAAAGAAACGCAAAGGCATGAGACACCATGGCTGTTAGAAGACGCAGACGAAAAGCTTCTAGTAAAAAGCGTAATATACCTACTAACAAGAAGTTATATGCTAGGGTAAAGGCAAAGACCAAACGAAAGTTTGCAGTCTATCCTAGTGCATACGCCAACGCTTACTTAGTACGAGAGTACAAGAAAGCAGGAGGTAGGTACAGACGTGGCTAGTGGTGGTCTTACTAAATGGTTTAAAGAAGATTGGGTAGATATATCTAGACCCAAGAAAGGCGGCGGCTACAAGAAATGTGGTAGAAAGAAAGCCAAGAAAGGGCGGAAAGGATACCCTAAGTGTGTACCAGCAGCAAAAGCTGCAAGAATGAGCAAAAGTCAAAAAACGTCAGCGATAAGACGCAAACGTTCAAAAAGACAAGGCGTAGGTGGTAAACCTACAATGGTCAAGACCGTAGTTCGTAGAAGGAGAACAAGACGTGGCCGTAAGAAGACGTAAAGCCGGGGGTCGTAAGAAAGACCCTAGAATTAAAAGAGCAGGAGTTAGAGGATTCAATAAGCCTAAAAGAACGCCTGGACATAAAACTAAGTCACACATTGTTGTGGCTAAAGTTGGAAGTCGAATCAAAACAATTCGTTTCGGACAGAAAGGAGCTAAAACAGCAGGTAAACCTAAAGCTGGAGAGTCTCGTAGAATGAAGATGAAACGTAAGAGTTTTAAAGCAAGACACCGCAGAAATATTGCGAAAGGAAAAATGTCCGCCGCTTATTGGGCGAACAAGGTTAAATGGTAGGAGAAACAAATGGGATTAGCATTTGCACCGGGAAGAATGGCAACAGCCCTTCCCACAACCAAAGAGACAGCTATAACTTGTGGAGATAGAAGTACTTATGTTAGACTTAGTAATGAGTCTAATGCAGTACAGACTGTAACTACAGTTACTAGTGCCGATCCAAGTGTTGAAATGGGTTCAATCCGTTTACAACCTGGTGAAGTAATGGTCTTGTGGAAACGTAGAGAGTTCCACAAAATGTATGCCTCAAGTGCTGAAGTTTGGGGGACTGGCGGAATGGCTAGACCTGTAGGCTTAGGCTCAGAATCACGAGGCTAAGAGAAGGTTCGCGCCTTCTGGGAGATAGAGAATGTTTGAATTGATAAAAATCATATGGGGCTTAATCCAAGTTTTACCTATACTTATCACAATATGCTCAGCCATTGTAATGATGACTGATACACCTGTTGATGATAAATTATGGGCAAAAGCTTACAAATGGATTGACCGCTTTGCTTTAAACATTGGAAAGGCTAAAGATAGAAACCCTCTACTTGATTAACTTAAGGAGGCTGTTATGCAAACAGCTGAACAAAAGAGATTAGAAGAGAAATTATCTTTACCACCTATGATATTCGCTATTGAGAAGGCTACCGCGATACTCATATTTAAGCAGCGTCAAAAGTTGCACCGCCTTCTCACAACCAAGGAGTTGACAGCACTACCTCGTGGAAAAGACCGCGAGGCTTTGCTCTCGACAATAATAGGGAGAAAATAATGAAAAAAGTACTCGCACTACTACTCGCTACAATTGCATTACCATCATTCGCTGGTGTTAATGGAAATGTTGGAGTATATTCTGACTACTTCTTTAGAGGCGAAAGTCAAACTATGGGAAGTATGGCAGTTCAAGGGAACTTGGATCTGGACTATAAAGGAGCATATGGTGGCGTTTGGGTATCACAAGTTGATATAATGGACGCAGACTGGGAATATGACCTTTATGGAGGATACAGATTAAACCTCAATGATACATGGTACGTTGACGGAGGAGTCATTCAGTATAGATATGACGACAAAGCAATAGATCACGTTGAAGAGTGGTTTGTAAAAGGTGGGAACAATTGGATTGAACTCGCTATGTGGACAGATATGGACGACAAAGAAAAGCAATACAAAGAGGTAACTCTTAAAATGCCTTTAATTACAGTTGTTGATATATCACTAAGACATGGCATGTTTGATGATGATTCAGACTACCAACAGCTAACAATTTCAAAATCTATGAGAAACTGGACATTAGGAATGGAAGTTCTTGATGGAGCCAGAGATGGAGAGTTTGTTGACTCAGCAGCATTTTTTGTCAGTAAATCATTCTAATGCCCATTAGAAAGACAAAGAAAGGCTGGAAGATAACCAATACTCCCGGTTTATCGAAAACTAAAAAGGCAGCGAAGCAAAGACTTCGAGCCATAAAGTACAAACAAGGGAAAGGACGCAAAAAGCGTTAGGAGAAATTAAATGTCAGTAAGATTTATAGGAGCAGAAGCAGCAGCAGGCACCTCAGCAGGTGCTTCAAGTAACTTCGAACTCGCGACAGAAGTAAGACTAGTGAATCTAGCCGCAGCTGAAGCCACCATCACAATATTGAATGGTGCGTCAGGAACAAACGTGCAAGGTTCATTTACTTTAGAAGCAGGAGCTTCGGAATACATATCTAAGGATATGGAAGATAGAATATACGCCTCAGCCGCAACGGTTAAGGGTGTACCAATTAACACAAGAAGGTAACATTATGAAAGAGGTCGATGGTAGAACTCTATGGCTACAAGAGAGCATTGTGAATGCAGCTAGCTTTACAGCAGCACTTGACATGGTAGCAGGAAAAAGAGAACTTAGTAGAAAAGAGAGGGATATGAAAAATGTTGCTCTTGCTTTTATGTACCTCTATAATGTTGTTGAGGAGCAAGGTCTCCTCAATGAAGTCGATTCATTTTTTAGTAATGAGACGATTCACTAATGTTAGAAATATCTAGAAAAGACATACTTCCAGACAACTTAATGGAGTTTCAAAGTGAAAACCGCTTTATTAAGTTACCGATACATGGCTACATGGAGCTACTAGGCATACAGCCTAATACTACTCAAGTAGCCATTATCAACGCAATTAACAATCCGAAGTATCGTTTTGTTACTGCGGCAGTCTCACGTAGACAAGGTAAAACATACATTGCTAATGTAATTGGTCAATTAGTTACTTTAGTACCAGGCGCTAACGTTCTGTTAATGTCGCCTAACTACTCACTCTCGCAGATTTCATTCGACCTTCAAAGAACACTCATAAAACATTTTGAGCTAGAGGTAATTAAAGATAATGCAAAAGATAAAGTTATTGAACTTTCGAACCATAGTACGATACGTATGGGCTCGGTTAATCAAGTGGATTCAGTCGTTGGTAGGTCCTATGACCTCATCATCTTCGACGAAGCCGCACTTGTGGATGGAAGGGACGCTTTCAACGTCGCACTACGACCTACACTAGATAAAGAAAACTCCAAAGCTATATTTATATCTACCCCACGTGGTAGGAATAATTGGTTTGCGGAGTTTTGGCATAGAGGGTTTTCAGGGGAGTTTCCAGAGTGGGCATCAGTAAAAGCCACGTATCATGAAAACCCAAGAATTTCTGATGAAGATATCGCTGAAGCAAGGAAAACCATGTCGGAAAGCGAATTCAATCAGGAATATATGGCAGACTTCAATGTATTCGAAGGGCAAGTATGGGGTTTCAAAAGAGACAAGTGTCAGCAGGATTTAGCCGAATTAGATACTACAGGCATGGATATATTTGCTGGAATGGACGTAGGTTATAAAGACCCTACAGCTTTCTGTGTAATAGCATATGACTGGGACGCAGGTAAATATTATTTACTAGATGAGTATATGGACTCTGAAAAAACAACAGAACAACACGCAGAAAAAATCAGAGAACTAATCAATAAATGGGATATAGACTATATCTATATAGATTCAGCAGCACAGCAAACAAGATTTGATTTTGCACAAAACTACGATATTAGTACTATTAACGCAAAGAAATCTGTTTTAGACGGAATAGGTCATGTCGCAGCAATCTGTGATAATGATAGACTTATAGTTGATCAAAGATGTCACGAGACTCTAATCTCCCTTGACCAATACCAATGGGATCCCAATCCGAATTTATTGAAAGAGAAACCAAAACACAACATGGCATCACATATGGCTGATGCATTACGGTATGCGTTGTACTCGTTCGAGACAAGTGCCACTAGCTTCTAATTACCACCGCACAAAAATAGTTCTTGACAACATACCCGAAAGATAGTATAATTTAATGAATGGAATAAGTTATGGAACTAAAACGAGATCTAGTTAAATATGTTCGGGACAAGGCTAAGTCGAAATACAATAAAGGGACGGAATGCTTTATCTGTGGAGCAACAGAGAATCTCGACTTTCATCATTTTCACGGTCTAACAGAGTTGTTAGAGATTTGGCTGAGAAAGAATAAGATTAAAATAACTGATGCAGAAGATATTATGGGTATCAGAGAAGAGTTTATAACTGAACACAACGAACAAATTTACGAAGCTGCTGTTACATTATGTCACGAACATCATATGAAACTTCACTCCATCTACGGCAAACGCCCTCGAGTAGTAACAGCAAAGAAACAAGAAAGATGGGTGGGTATACAGAGAGACAAATATGGCATGGTATGACAGAATATTAGGAAGAACCTCAGCAAGTGAGGAATATGAGAAGTTAAATCCTTCTCAACCTTATATCGCCAATGAAGAAGGCGGTTCTCTTAGTACTAGAGAAGTTGCAACAAATTACCGTAATGCTTACGAACAACTAGAGGTAGTAAACCGAGCAGTTAACATGATAGTGGACGACGCTGCGGATATACCGTTTGATGTTGGTGAGCAATTAAAAGGTATGAACAATATCGTCAAGAATATGAGACGAGGTAAGCTCGATTTGTTACTTAATAGAGAGCCCAATCCTTTTCAGGACGTTAGCTCATTCAAAAGAAATTTAATCACAGACCTACTAATAGACGGAAACATTTTTGTCTATTTTGATGGGGCGCACCTTTATCACTTACCAGCAGATAAAGTTACAATAGAAACAGATGAGAGTACTTACATAGATAAGTTTGTATTCGATAACGGAACAGAGTATAGTCCAAAAGAGATTATACATATTAAAGAAAACAGTTTTAACTCTATTTATAGAGGAGTTCCTAGACTGAAGCCAGCATGGAGAACCATGCAGTTACTTGGAAGTATGAGAAGATTCCAAGATAACTTCTTCAAGAACGGAGCAGTACCAGGTTTAGTACTCAAGTCTCCTAACACACTTTCTGAGAAAATCAAAGAAAGAATGTTACAGGCTTGGATTGCTAGATATAACCCAACATCAGGAGGTCGTAGACCGTTATTCCTAGATGGTGGATTAGAGGTGGAGAACTTGACGGAAGTCAACTTCCAGAACTTAGACTTTCAAGAAGGTATAAAAACCAATGAAAGAATTATTCTAGAAGCCATGGGTGTTCCACCAATTTTATTGGACGGTGGGAATAATGCTAACATTAGACCAAATCACCGTCTTTATTATTTAGAAACCATACTACCTATTATTAGAAAAATGGGGTATGCTTTCGAGAGGTTCTTCGGTTTTAAACTAAATGAAGATGTGAGCGATGTGCCCGCACTTCAGCCTGAATTGAGAGACCAGGCTAACTACTACGCTACGCTTGTAAATACGGGAATATTAACACCGAACGAAGCAAGGGAGGCGTTGAGACTTGAGACGATTGACGGATTCGATCAACCGCGAGTTCCTGCAAATATTGCAGGATCGGCCGCGAATCCAGAGCAAGGTGGTAGACCAGAAGAGACCCCACCCGCAGAGGAAGAATAATTATGACAAAAAATATGATGCTAAAGGCTTTAAGCGAGTATATGCAAGCAAACAATGTAGATACCGTAAGCCTATCAGATTATAAAGCGGACCCGAAAGCTCCTGTGAGAGACTACCTTTTAAGAAGGAAGTTTGGTTCATGGAACAGAGTTTTAGCAGCCGCTAAATTTAGATTTCCAATTGAAATAGCTACCCCGGCTCCTGCCCCTGCCCCTAAAAAGGCAAAGGCTAAAAAGGAGGATTAACCATGGAAAAGATATTTCACTGGACAAATACTTTCAAGACACTAGGCGAAGACGATGATGGTGGACTAGATATCAAAGGATCAGCTAGTACAAACGCATTAGATCGTGCTGGTGATATGATTGAAAGTAGTGCATGGGCAAAAGGTGGATTGGAGAACTTTAAAAACAATCCAGTAATTTTGTTTAATCACAATTACGACCGACCAATCGGTCGTGCAAAAGAAATAGGAGTCACAGAGAATGGACTAGAGCTTACTGCTCGTATATCCAAATCTGCTGGCGAAATTAAAGATCTTATTAAAGATGGCGTTCTTGGAGCTTTTTCTGTCGGTTTCAAAGTCAAGGACGCTGATTATATATCAGAAACCGATGGATATAAGATAAAGGACGCAGAACTATTTGAAGTGTCTGTAGTTTCGGTTCCGTGTAACCAAACAGCAGTCTTCTCCCTAGCAAAATCATTTGATAGCATGGAAGAGTATGATAAGTTCAAGAAAAACTTTATTAAAGAGACTCCCTCAATCGACGCGAATGCAAAGATTGAGCAGTCAAGCGAGGCAAATGCCGACAAAACGGAGACGAAAATGTCAGAAGAAAATAAAACTCCTGAAGTAAGCCCTGAGTTCGACCTTGAAGCATTCGCAAAGCAAGTTGCAGATCAAACTGCTACTAGCATTGCAATGAAACAAGCCGAGCAAAAAGCTAAAGACGAAGCAGAAGCTACAGCGAAAGCTGAAGTAGAAGCTACTGAAAAAGCTGAATTGGACGCTGAACAGGAAAAACAGAAAGTAGTTGTTAAGTCAAGTATTTCTGGAGCTGAGAAGCTTATCAATGATGTTGCCGCTAAGGTTGAAGAGAGACAAGGAGACTTAGAGTCTGTTGTTAAAGAACTTCAATCCGAACTATCTGAAAAATCCGAAGAGATTCAAGCTATGCGCGAATCAAAAAGAATTTTCCAAGATAGAGGGAACAAAAACTGGAAAGAAGCTTTCGAAGGCGATATCGTAGATGCCAAGATCTTAGGTCTTGCAACTGGTAGAGGATTTGACACACCATACGCTAAAAGCGTAATGGAAAAAGTAAACGCACATTCAGGTGTTGCGGTTTCTAGTGCAGACTTCGAACAAATAGTATCTACAAACGTAGAAAGAGATATTCAAAACGAGCTAGTATTAGCACCGTTATTTAGAGAAATTCAAATGAATTCCGCTAACATGATTATCCCGATCCTTCCAGATTCTGGATACGCTGAATTTACTACAGCACAAACAGCCAGTGGATCATCTCCACATGGTAACTTAGCCCAGACAGGCGACACCTATGGTGCACCTTTCGGTGGTGTTGACTTGACAGAGAAAACTCTATCAACTCACAAACTTATTTCACAATCTTACTTAGGTAACGAGACTGAAGAAGATGCAATCATGCCGATTCTTCCTTTAATTAGGGAATCAATTGTTAGATCACACGCAAAAGGTATTGAGAATGCGTTACTATTAGGTAACCACTCTACTGGTGTTTATACATCAGGAACTTTTGATGGTCTTATCAAAATGGCATCAGCAGATAGTGATGAAACTCAATCAGCAACAGCTGTAGCTTCAGATACTGTTACTGCTGCAGAATTGCTTGCTTTAAGAAAGAATATGGGCAAATACGGTGTTAATCCTAACGACGTAACTTATATTATTTCACAAAGCGCTTACTTCCAATTACTAGAAGACGCAGAATTCCAAGATGCTAATCTAGTTGGTGACATGGCTACTAAACTCACTGGTGAAATTGGACAGGTATTTGGATCACGTGTTTTAATGTGTGACGAATTCCCTGCTCAAGCAGCTAATGGGTACGGAGCGATTGCAGTATATGCAAGAAACTACGTAATGCCTAGACTTAGAGGTGTGACAATTGAGTCAGACTACGAAGTTGCTAACCAAAGAAGAGTTCTTGTTGCTTCACAAAGAATTGGTTTCACCGATCTAATCGATGGTGCTACTTCTAAGTGGGCTTATAAGTTCAAAGCTAGTTAATAGCTAACCTATAGTGGGGGTTCGCCCCCACTATACTTTTATATAATATTATGGCAGATTTAGTAACAACAAACGAATATAAAGACGCTGAAGGAATTAGAGGCGAGAAAGAAGACGACCGTCTCAATGTAATAGTTCCTCAGGTATCTGACTTAGTGAAGAAGTACTGTGGTACTTCATTTGTTGACTACTATTCTACTAATAAAGTTGAAACCTTTTCAATCAGCGATAACTACACCTCAACGATAATTGTCAGCGAGAGTCCGTTAACTGCTGTTGATGTTGTTCAAGAAAGAACATCATATAGTGGGGATTATTCAACTTTAACAACAGGAAACTATGAATACTATGTAGACCTAGAATCCGATGCTATCATCAGAACCGATGAACAAGGCAATACAAAAAATTGGGCAAAAGGAGTTGGAAGCGTTAAGATTACTTATAACGCAGGTTACTCTGAATGTCCTAAAGATTTAAAACTCGCTATATTTGACTTAATTACGTACTATGTAAAAGATGAGCATAAGCAAAGACAGACTCTAGGTGGAGCAACATTGCAAAACCAAGGCACTTCAGGAATGAGGACGAGTACTGACTTTCCAGACCACATCAAAAGAGTACTAGACTTATATAGAGTTGTGGTGTGATAAAAGAAGTAGAGAAGATGCTAAAAGCCTCTATAGGTTCAAGCTCTAGAGACTTCTTTGATAGATATTTTGAGCATAAGTTTAGAATTACTAGAACTTTAGTTACTGGGCCAATTAAGAAAGAAGTCCAAGAAGTTATAGCACAATTTAATAAATGGGAAACAAGTAGACCACGACAACCCGGCCTTTTCGGAGAAGGTATGGCAATAACGCACTTTCCTGATGCAGATGTAGACTTAGCAGTTAAATTAGCAGTAGAAGGTAACTTATTAAATAAAGCAGCATTTACTACTCACTTGAGTGCGGTAACAAAGAAACAGGACATGCCTACTGTTAGACAAGTAAATCAGCACGAACTTCAAGTTGATTTTAAAAAAGGGCTGATTATTAAAAAAAGAGGAGACGTAGCTAAAGGTTCAAAAGGTGAATACCAGACAGCTTTTAATGCGGCACTAACAAAAGCGTATCGAGATGCAAGAGCAGATGCTTTTGACTTATTAAGATACCCTGGTAGTAGAACAGGACATAGTGATACGCCAGCAGGACTAGTAGGGAAAGATCACGCTCCAAGAAGAAGTTCAGCTGCAGGAAAAAGAGACGGTTATACTAAGGGACATGGTACTGCAAAAAACATAAGTGGAAAGTTAGTAGCTTCAGGCGACGAACAAACAACTGTTGCAGTTATGGGACTAGCTGATGAGTGGGACACAATAAGAAGAGGAGCCAAAGTTAAGAAAGGCAAATACCAACATCAAGTTATGCAAATGGTATCTCAAGTACGAGACGAGATAATGGACGCTCTCGATGTTGAGTATTCTATTAGTAAGTTTACTAAAAATGGAAAAGGCGGTGGCGGTATAGACGATACAATTGTAGTGAATATGCACGCGACAGATGCTAAAGGAAATAAAGCATTACAACACTATGATGCTAATGGAATAAGAAAGTTTATAGAAGAAAAAGCTAAACTTATTCAAAGGGACATGCATTCCAAAATGGCTCATTTAGAGCCAGACTTGTCACAATCTCCTACAAAGAGAAAACGATTAGTTGGACAAGCAAATAAAAAACTTGTAATGAATTTATTAGGTCTTAGAGGGTTCAAAGGTAGTAACCCTGATATGAGACTAAAAGTTAATAAGGATTTATTAAAAGAAGCTAAACTGATGCCTAGGCAGACAGCAAAAGGCACAGGTGGAACAAAAAGTACAAAGACTACTACTAGAATATCGGGTAAAAATATAGGTAGAGCAGTAGTAGCAAAGGGCTCACAAAGACAAGCTAGAAAAAGTAGAAATACTACTAAGACAATGGAAAGTCCAATAGCTTTAAGAAACTTGTTAAATGAAATGTTACCTCAAATGGTAGCAAGTAAAATGACACCACCAGCACTACAATTTAGGACTGGTAGATTTGCAAACTCAGCCCGAGTTGAGAATGTAAATATTGGCCCAAGAGGGGGTATTGATGTAGATTATACTTACATGAAAAATCCTTATGAAACTTTTGAGCCAGGAAATAGACAGGGGAGTACTCAAAGAGACCCTCGAAAGATTATAGGGGCAAGTATTAGAGAACTTGCTATGGGAATATTAGGAAAACAACCTACTACAATTAGGAGACAATAATGGACGCAACTACAGCTAGAGCACACTCAACGCGTAGACGATCCATAGTTGGAGCGATTGCGAGTAAGTTGTATGAAAGTTTGAATGGAAGTGCGCCCTTTAGAAGCTCCGTTCAAAGTGTAGAACCAAGACTTAGATTCTGGGACGAAGTACAAGACTTCCCAGCAATTCAAGTGGGAGCAGGGCAAGAAACTCGCGAATACGAAGGTGGCGGGTTTCGATTTAGATTTTTACGAGTAACTATTAGGTGTTATGTGAACGACAATGATGACGTCATATTAGCACTAGAAGAGTTACTAGAAGACGTTGAAACTGTACTTGAAGATAATGATCCTTTAACGTATACGGATTCAACAGGAGCGTCTCAATCTACCGCTAAGACTTCAATCTTATCGGTCGATACAGACGAAGGTGTTTTGGAGCCTCTCGGTGTCGGAGAAGTCATCGTAGAGATTCAATACTAGAAAAAGCTTAAGCTAAATAAATATTTAGTACGGCTCTTTCAGAGAATATTAGGAGAAAATAATGGCATTTCATTTTAGTAGAGATACCAAAGTATTCATGAAGTTTCACGCTAGTGCCTCAGGTACAGACGATGCACTTTATGAAATACCAGTACTAGATGGTTACTCCTTTAGCCAGGCAACAAACAGTTCAGAGATTACTCTGAGCGAAGCTGCTGATTCATCAGGTAACAGTAAAAGAGGTAGAGCAATGTTCAACGATTCTTTTGCACCTGCAGAATGGAGTTTCAGTACTTACATGAGACCAACTACATCAGGTTCCGGCGATACATGGGCGTCTAACGGCCACGCAGGAAACGCAAAGAAATTTGCAGTAGAAGGACCTTTATGGGCAGCAATGTCCGCAACCACTTATAACCTAGGTGTAGGCGGAACAGGAGCACCAACAGCCTCATCATTTGAGCCGAATGTATTTAACTTTCAAAACTCAAATAAAGTAGCCCTTGGTGTGTTTGATTTATACTTTGTATTAGGAGCAGCAAAAGATGCTTCCCCTGCATTGTTTACAACTGGCACAGACGGCGTAACAATATATAAAATTTCTGATTGTTCAGTAGGCTCAGCATCTGTAGACTTCGATATCGAAGGACTAGCACAGGTAGCTTGGTCAGGACAAGGAAAGAAAATTAAAGAAGTAACTCAACTCAAAACTTCTTCTGGTGGAGCAACCTCCCCAGCAGTAGTAGGAGAAGAGCATACTGTCAAAGGTTTAATTAACGAAGGAGTATCAAGTACTTCAAATTATATTAGACAAAAGCTTACATCATTAGCAATTGCTTTTGATTTAAGTGACTCAACAGGAGCAGGTGAGGCAAGTGATGGAGAAGATCAATTACTAGCTGATAAAACCTATAATGTTGTTTTAACTGGTGGTAATATTACGATTGAGAACAATCTAACTTATCTAACACCAGAAACCTTAGGGTCTGTTAATCAGCCTCTAGGACATGTAATGGGAACTAGAAGTGTTTCAGGTAACTTTACCTGTTACTTAAATAGTGCGGCAGACGGATCAATGGACTTATTAGAAGACCTACATGAAGCTGACGACATGATTACTAATAGTTTTGATATGACATTTAGCATAGGCGGAGCAAGTGCTCCTAAAGTTGCAGTAGCAGTACCAAATTGCCATCTTGAACTACCAACTCACTCTATTGAAGACGTGATTGGTGTTGATGTTAATTTCCATGCGCTACCAGCTGATTTATCAGCAGCTGCAGCTAGCTCAAGTGCAAATGAAGTAACAATTACATATACATCATAATAAACTTAACGGTGGGCAGGTCTGTCCTGTCCACCTTTTTTTGGAAAAATAAATGAACGATACAGTAAAAAAAGAGCCTGCAAAAGCAGTCTCGTTAAAGAGTCTAATGACTCCAACAAAAACAGTAGAATTTGACTATCCTGGTTGTGAAGGCTTTAAAGTAAAGCTTTGTTACCTAGCTAGAGAAGAACTCATGAGACTTAGAACTCGTTGTGTATCTCAAGTATTCAATAAGAAAACTAGAGGTTACGAAGAAAAAATGGACGATGATAAGTTTTTAGTAGAGTATACTAAAGCAGTAATAAAAGGGTGGACAGGTTTTCAACTTGGATATGCAAAAAATATGTTACTTTTAGGAGATTTAACTCCTGACCAAGAAACACAAGAACTTGAATTTTCACAAGATAACGTAGAAGTGCTTATGAAAAATTCTGGTGATTTTGATACTTGGGTAACAGAACAAGTTGGTGAACTAGAAAATTTTACTCAGAGCAAGTAGCCTGGGCACTTGCACAGATTGATAGATTCTATAACGGTAGTAGTATAAGTGTAGATGCTTATCTACAAATGTGCCACGAGTTGGAACAAGAACCAGACCCAGACGAAATGCCACCTGAAATAGGGGACTTCCCTTTAGAAATTCAGGAGGCTTTTGTTACACACGCGATGTTACCTGATAGATGGGACGGAGCAAGTGGTTCTTATATGGGTAAAGATTGGTCACCGTTAAAAGATCTATTAGACATAAATGGTGTTGAAGACCATAAAACAGTTTGCTTTTTCTTAAAACATATAGAGAGCTGTAGTACGATAAATATCAACGCAGAGCTTAAACGTAAGCAAGACGCCGATAGAAGGCGAAGTAAAGCAAAAAAATAAATGGCACAGAAAAAAGTCGAAGCAGCTGAAATTATTATAAAAACCACTGATGGTGGTTCTTTTAAAATTTTTGGTCAAAAAGCTAAGAAGGCAACTAAACAAGTAGATGATTTAGGAAAAGCTTCTCAGTCAACAGACCGTCGAATAAAAGGCGTAACTCAGCAATCTTCAAACGCAACCAAAAACTTTAGCAAGCAAGCACAAACCATGCAAGGTGGGATTGTTGCTGTCTACGCAACCATTGCTGCTCAAGTATTTGCTGTTTCAGCGGCATTTCAATTCTTAAAATCCTCAATGGAAACCCGAAACCTCATAGAGGGCCAAAAGGCCTTCGGAGCAATCACGGGCGTTGCATATAAAACTTTAACAAACGACTTACAAATGGCAACTGAAGGTATGCTAGACTTTAAGGCGGCCGCAAGTTCTGTAGCTATTGGTACTGCTTCAGGTTTAAGTGCAAGTCAAATGACATCATTAGGGGTAGCCGCAAAAAACGCTTCTATGGCACTAGGTCGAGATTTAACAGACTCATTCAACAGATTAGTTCGAGGTGTGACAAAAGCCGAACCAGAACTATTAGATGAATTAGGTATTGTACTAAGACTAGAAAATGCTACTAGAGACTACGCACAGTCTGTAGGTAAAGCTAGAGATGATTTGAATGCTTTTGAACGAACGCAAGCAGTTTTAAATGACGTTTTAGAACAGGCGGAACAAAAGTTTGGTAGAATAACTGAACTTATGGATCCAGACGCTTTTGCACTTGGACAGCTAACAAAAGAAATCGACGATTTAGTACTAGGGTTCCAAGAGCTTTTAGTAAAAGTCTTACTACCTATGATTAGCTTTTTTAAAGATAATGCTGCAGCACTTGTTGCAGCCATTGGTTTATTTGTTACTCCTATTATTAGTAGTTTACTCCCAGATTTAGACGCATCTATTGCTAAGTCATCTAAAGCACAATCTACAGCACTTAGTAATATGGCTGGCTCATACAGAACAGCAGGACAAGAAATTAGAACTGTTATGACAGGTCTAACAAAAATTACAAAAGCAGATATAAGTGAATCCGCAGTCGGGTTAGATAAATTAGGTGTTACAGGCAAAGGCGCCGATATTATGGAGACTGATGCTAAAACAGGAAAGACTGCTAAGACTGGTTATAAGCAATTAAATAGAAGACAAGTAGCTGCATATAGAAGAGCAATTAAAGAGAAAAAAGGTATCTATATGAAGTTTAATGCTGAGGAAAAAGTAGCATTTAAACGTCACTTAGCTACTCAAGAAGCTCTCTTAAATAAAAGCGAAAAAGTTAAATTAGGCATTAGAAGACGTGGTCAGCTTTTAATAGATGCAACATATAATGCAGGAGTTACAGTATTTGCAGCAGCTGAAGCTGCTAAACTACAAATAGCAAAAGTCGGAGCAATGGCAATGAATGCAGTAATGAGTATTGCAGGTGTTCTTGGAGTAATTGCTATGGTTATTGCAGGAGGTAAAGCATTATTTGATTACTTCCAAAAAGGAGACAAAGCAGCACAAAAGTTCAAGAAAGAAACACAAGAAGTTAGTGAAAGATTAAAAAGTATAAATGAAGAAATGGATCGTATGGGTAAAGTTCGTGACCAAGGATTATTAGGACTTGTTGATGGAGTAGGCCAAACTGGAAAAGCACTACAATCTGCAGATATTGTAAAACTAGTTGCTAATTATAATCAGGAGTTAACGAAGTCAGGGAAATCAGCATCAGAATTTAGGAAGACTGAGCTCGGTCAACAGTTTCAGGAACAGGCTCGTCAAATAGAAAAACTTGCACCTGGAATGAAAGGTTTCCAAGCAGACTTAATGGCAGGGGCTAAAAACGGCGACGAATACAAACAAATAGCTAATGATATAATCAATGGAGCTCAAGCTCTAGAAAGATTTGCAGCGAATACTAAATCAGTTAATAAACAAATTGAAAAAACTATAGGAAGAATGGCAAAACTACCTTTCCAAGATTTAATGAAACCTCTTCAAGCTTCTGTTGATGATTTTGCCCTTGCTGTAATTCAGTTATCAGCTAGAATTCAAGAGATGAAACAAAATAAACAAAACGCTAGTGGGTTAGCCTCAAACTTTGGATCGGGCATCTATAGTGAAAAACTGCTATACCGTGACAGAGGAAATAATACTAGTACTAGCACAGTAAGTGTATATGATGAAAAGGCTCGTGACAAAGCTGCAGAGCAATTCATGAATAGTGGAGCCATGGGACAAAGCTATGGAACTGGACTTCTAGGGGCGCAAAATATGGTAGCAGATTTAGGATTGACTACTGATACTATGGCTATTGGGGACGAAGTTGATATGAATAGTAGTGTACCTGAAATCATTAAGGGACTGCTAGCAATAGACGGCAACGCTGAGTTGATAGCGAAGAAGTTTGGGAAAAGTAAAAAGGAGCTGGAGAAGATGGCTAAGGCAGTAGCGGACGCTGAAAAAGAGCTGGCTCTTATGGAACTAACTAATGAGACTAATAAAACCTTGCTTCAAGAAATGAAATTTATCCAAGAAGACATGCTGGCGTTAGAGGAAAAGAAAATACAAAACGCACAAACTTTAGCAGAGAAAGGAGTAGGAAGTGGAAAAGGTGTTGCAATGGCTAAAGCTCAATACAAGGTTTCGGTAGCGGGAGAAAAGAAACTGAAAGCTGCCGCTGACGCCCGAGTAGCAAAAGCAAACAAACAACTAGAAGTAAACAAACTATTAGATAGACTTCAAGTAGATGGAGTAATCACAGCAGATGACAGGGAGAAGCTGCTAAAAAATGAAACTGAACTTTTAAGCATAGCAAATGGAGTAACAGGGGAATCATACAAAACGCAGGTATTAGCAGTAACAAATGGTAAAAAGGCAGTTGCGAATGCAGATAAACAAGTAACTTTACAAGATCAATTATTTAAGAATGCAGGCGAACAACTTACCTTAGACCAAGCAAAAATAAATATACAATTTATAAAATTAGATGCTATACGAGAAGAACTTAGACTTAAAGGGCTTCTTATGAACATTGATAACAATCTCGCCACTTCTAATAAGTATGGGTTTGGATCTGCGGCTGAAAAACATAAAGCAAAAGGTGATAAAATAACTGCTAAACAAAACATCAATGCAAACAAACAAACAACAAATTTAAGCTCTATTCAACAGCACAACGCATCATTTACAGCAGGAATGGATCCGTTAGTTGCAATGCAGGGGCTAGACATAAATGCAGATAATTATCAAGAACTAGTTAAACTATATAGCGACAGAGTTAACTTACAACAAGAATCAACTCAACTTAGTGCACAACATACGAAGCACACACAAGAAGCGAGTAAATTTGTTACTGATCAGCTATTATCACAAACACAACTACTACATGTTCAAAGAATAAAAGGAATTACACTTAACCCTGCTGAACAATTATTTAATGAGAAAGTAGAAGCACACCTTGTGAAGTATGGTGATCTAGAAGAGTTTAATATAGAAAAAACCAAGCAACTTGCAATAGAACAAGCAAGCCTAAATATTGAAGTAGAACTAATGAATGGTATACAAGATACTCTTTCAAATGGATTCGTATCTATGTTCCAAACAATGGTAGATGGTACAAAATCATTTAAAGACGGAATGAAAGATCTTGCTAAATCAGTACTTTCAGACTTAGCAGCTATGTTTGCAAAAGCAGCTGCATTAAAGATAATGATGGCTATGTTCCCAGGAATGGGGGGTATGATGGAAGGCATTTCATCAATTCCAGGCATGGGACGATACGGTGGAGAGATGACTAAGTACAGAGGTGGGGGTATCGCAAGCGGTCCTAACTCTGGTTATATGGCAATGCTCCATGGTAGAGAAGCTGTCGTACCTCTTGGAAATGATAGAAGCATACCTGTAGATATGAGAGGTATGCCAGGCGCAGGTAACGTAGTTACTGTAAACATTACTATGAATGGTCAAGGACAAGGAGCTTCACAAGTAACAGGCGACGGTATGCAAGGTTTAGGAAGAAGTATTGGAAATATGGTACAACAACATTTACAACAAGAAATGAGGCCTGGTGGACTATTAAACGCACAAGGTACAAAAGGTAGGTCATAATGGCACTAGGATTAGCAACTAACACAGTACAGACAGGCGGAGGCACAGTCTCTGCAGGAACAAACATAACAGGCTTTAGTGCAAAAGTCGTATACGATAGAGGTATTCAACAAGCTCCAGAACCTCGTGTATTAAAAGCACAATTTGGCGATGGTTACGAAATGAGAGTTCGAGATGGTATAAATAATACTCCACGTTCTTGGGGATTAACTTTTAATAATAGAACAAAAGAAGACATAGATAAATTATATAAATTTATGAATACTCTTGCAGCAGTAGATACTGCAAAACTAACAGTACCTAACTCAGTTGACGGGGAGGAGACTGCTACAGTTGTACTAGAAGGTTATAATAGAGTTATGACTTATGATAATTTTTATTCATTAAGTTGTACAGCAAGAGAGGTTTTTGAGGCATGAGCCAGCCAATTGTAGGTACTATACCAGCTGACTTACAAGGTCAATCGATTAGCAGTAGTTTAATTACTGTTTTTGAAGTCGAAGTACCCAATAGTGATATTGGAGGTGCAGGTATAGATAAATTATACTTTCACGACGGCTCAAATGGGGCAGCAGATATTACATGGTACAGTTTACTAGACGATACTAATTTCGGGTCAACTACATCTGGACATTACGGACAACAAACTTATAGTGCGTTTCCAGTAGAATCAGAAGGTTGGGAAGTTAGAGGATCAGGAAGTTTACCAAGACCTACCGTTAGATTTGCAAATATAAATCAATATTGGAATGCACACCTAAGCGAGTATGATGATTTAGTAGGAGCAAAAGTAATACGAAGAAGAACTCTACAAAAGCATTTAGGTACAAATCCTCCTATAGAATTTAATCGAGATGTATACTATGTAGAAAGAAAAACTACAGAAACTGCTACTATGGTAGAATTTGAACTTGCAAGTGCATTTGACGTACAAGGAATTCAACTACCTCGAAGAGCAGTTGTAGCTGCACGTTGTCCTTGGAAATACAAAGACCCAGACCAAGGTGGTTGTGATTGGCCAGCAGATAATAGATTTACAATAAATAGTATTGAACATACTCTATACTTTGACAAAGATGACAATAGAATTACTACTCACGCAATCTGGGGTCGACAAGATGTTTCTAGCAATAGAACAAGTAATTTATACGCAGCACAAAGTTATTCAGTAGGAGACCATGTAGAGTACTATAGACCAATTGGAGGACTAATAGCAGCAAGTGCTGTTGGTTCGGGTGCAAATATAACTTATACTGTAGCAAGTGGTCATGGTATAACTGCAGGAGAATTTGTAATTGCAAAAGGATTTACTGATGAAGATGCAAATTTTAAAGCAGTTCCTTTATATGTAAGTAGTGTAACTTCTACTTCTATTACAGTTCAAAATCCAAGTGCAACTATAACAACATCAAGTGGGTTCTTACAAGCAACAAGAGTTACTCTATATAAATGTTTAACAGCTCATCAGCTTGCAACAGGAGATGCTGCAGATGATATAATAAGACCCACCAATATATCTTATTGGGAATTTGGAGATGTGTGCGGTAAAAGATTAAACTCATGTGCAATCCGTTACGGACACAACGCTGCTGGATCAGGTGTAACAAGTGTTATTGTAACTAAAACAAATGGTGCAGTTGGAGGTGGAAGTGGTTATACTTCAGCACCTTCAGTTGTTTTTGATAATACAGGAACTAACGGTTCAGGAGCAGCTGCAACAGCAACTGTTTCTGGAGGTAAAGTAACTCGTGTACAAATGACTTCACATGGTGCAGATTACACAACTGCGCCTACAGTATCATTTAGTGGAGGCGGGGGCTCAGGAGCCGCTGCAGAAGCTAATATTAACAATAGAGGTACATTAAATGTAGCCTTACCATTTGGAGGATTCCCAGGAGCCGCGATAGGATAATGATTGAACCAGTACTAGAAGATATAAAACAATACGTTTACGAACACTCAAATATAGAAGCATGTGGACTATTAAGTTTACAGCGAGGAAGAATTAAATGGAACCCCTGTGAAAATAAAGCAGAGAATCCAAAAAATGATTTTATTATCGACCCTTTAGATTATAAAGCAGTAGCAAATCAAGGAGATGTAATAGGTGTAGTACATAGTCACCCAGGCTGTTCACCAGACCCAAGTGAACTTGACCGAGCTGCATGTAATAAATTAGGAATTCCATGGTATATTTTTGGAGAAAATGACGAATGGATAAAATTGGAACCAAGCGAAAACACTTATGATTTACTGGGAAGACCTTTCGTTTATGGCATCTACGATTGCTTCACAATAGTGAAAGACTATTTCGAGACGCAAGATATAAATATATACCCATATGAGTATGAGTGGGAATTTTGGGAAAAGGGAAAGAATCTATACTTAGACAACTTCAAAAGTGAAGGTTTTATAGAAGTAACAGATAATAGCCTACAGCCAAATGACCTCATTTTAATGGCTCTAAATAGTGAGATTACCAATCACGCAGGAATCTATGTAGGACGAGGAAAAATGCTTCATCATGCACCTAACAGATTATCGTGCAGAGATACCTATGCAGGTATGTGGAAACAAATTACCAGAATGGTAGTAAGACATCAAAGTATGACATGAGAAAAATTTATTTAGAAGGACAACTAGGAGAAAAGTTTGGGTCAGAATGGAACCTAGCAGTAAACTCGCCCGCAGAAGCACTAACAGCTATTATGGCACAGCGCCCTGGTATGCGTCAGTATTTAGCATCTGCAGAAGGAGTGCAAGGTTATGAGATACTAGTAGATAACGAATCGATTGAGATGGAAGAAGAGTTAGTACTACAGAATCCAAATATGGAACAATCATATTCTTTTGTACCAGTAATTGGGGGTTCAAAAAGTTCAGGACTCATGATGGTATTAGGAGTGGCTCTACTAGCCGCAACAGGTGGTTTAGCAGGATTTGGTATTGCAGGGCTTGGAGCAGCTGGTGGTACTGGTGCGGTCGCAGGAGCAGGATTGGTAGGTACTACTGCAGCAGCAGGTACAGCAGCAGTTACGGCTTCAGGAGCAGCAGCACTCACATCAGCAGGTACGTATACAATAGCAGGAGCAGCAGCAGCTGCAGGGACTAGTACAGCAGCAATCCTTGCTACACAAGGACTTGGGTACTTAGGTACAGCACTTATGCTAGGAGGAGCTGCAATGATGCTTGCCCCAGATGTGCCAGACGGAACTTCAGCAGAGAAAGCAGAAAATTATTTATTTAGTGGGCCCGTCAATACAGTTAAACAAGGACAAGCAATTCCTCTTGTGTATGGAAGAGCGATTGTTGGCTCTAAAACAATCTCCGCATCAGTCTTTACAAATACATCAAGACAAAAAGTAACAGCAGGAAGAAAGATGGTAGGTATATCAAACTTTAGAACAGACGGAAGTAAATCAGGACAAGGATCAACTACTACAAGTAACCCACGTAATTGGAACTATGGCCGAGGCTACGGAATGCACCCATAATGAAAAAGAATCAACACTTAATATCAATTCGAGGCTCTAAAGGAAAAGGAGGTGGCGGAAGCACGTTTGAAGCAGACGATAATATGTTTGCAAGGCAGTCTGCCGCGTTTATCGATGCATTATGCGAAGGTCCAATTAAAGGATTAGTATATGGCGATGCTTCAATTTTAATTGATGAAACTCGTCTTAGAAACGTTAATCAGTCTACAGGTCGTATATCTTCAACTGCAAACTTTAATAACTTTACTGTAATCACAAAAAATGGTGATGCAACACAAGTAGTTGATGCAGACTTCTTTGCAGAGTATCCAAGTGCAGCTACTACAAAAGATGTTGGTAGTGCAGAACTTTTAGAAGGGGAGCCTCAATACTTTACTATTTCAAGTGGAACATTTTAAAAGAGAGAAACAGACTACATAAAAATTACTATATCTACTACTGGTATGTCTGCTATTACTAAAAAGGGAGATAACAAAGGAGATATAAATGAAACTTCAGTTTACTTTACAATTGACTTTAACTGGGTAGATAATTCTGGAGTACACCATAATAGAGAAATGTTTGATACTGGCTTTCAAGGAAAAGTTAGTGGTAAATATGCACATACTTTTGGTTTTAATATAGAACAAATAAAAGCAGACCATACAATCAATGACTGGTCGATAAAAGTTACAAAACTAACTGCTAGTCCACAAAGTTCTGATTCAGTTGAACTACAAAATGCTATATATGTAGATAGTATTGAAGCGGCAATTGCAGATAAATTAGAATATCCATATACTGCTTATGTAGGTGGTGTAATAGACGCGGAGGCTTTTAGTAGCATACCTGCAAGAGGTTATGAGATAGACGGTAAGTTAATACAGATTCCTACTAATCATTATCCTTGTGACTATAACGGTAGAAAACTTACTTTAAGTGACGCAAGTGCTTTTGCAGTTGGAGATGTAATAAGTCAAACACTTAGCGTTAGTAGTCTTACTGCATCAGGTACTGCAGAAGAGGGGTATACTGCAACAGCAACAGTACCAGCACATGGAGTAGCAACTGGAGAAACTTTCAAAGCAACTATAGCAACTACAGCTACTCAAGACGAAGATTTTTATGAAGGAGAGTTTGTTTGTACAGCAGCTTCTTCTACTACATTCACTTATACACTAAATAAACCTTTTAATGACTCTACAGGAGCCTATAAAACTTTAACTTCAACTACTTGTACAGGAACTAAAACTGCAATTATGTTTAGTGGCGGTTTAGTTGATAAGAAAGCAGGCAATACACTTTACCTTAGAAATGTAGCAGGATCAACAAGTGCTGTTACTGGTGGGATTACAAATGGCGATGGCGATTCAGGAACTATTACTTCACAATCCCAAGTATTTATACCTGCAAACTATAGAAGAATTAAAGCTACAGAAAAACCTGGTACTGCCGAACAAGATTGGGACGGTACATACTATTTAAGCTGGTGTAATAACCCAGCATGGGTATATCACGACCTTATAGTAAATAAGATATATGGACTAGGAAACTACGTAGACGATACACAAGTGAACAAATGGGAACTATTCCAAATTGGTAGATATTGTGATGAATTGGTACCAGCAGGTGTAGCAGCAGCAGATTTATTAAGTATACATTGTACAGAGGATACTAACTATATTCCTAGCGGGTCAACTGGTCAACACGAGCCAAGATTTAGTGCCAACCTAGTAATTGGTGGGAAGCAAGAAGCTTTTAAAGTACTTAACGATGTTTCTAGTATATTTAGAGGTATGTCTTACTGGTTAAATGGAGAAGCTTATGCTGTACAAGATTCAGAAAAAGACCCTGTATACCAATTTACAAATGCTAACGTAATAAACGGAGAGTTTAAATACGAAGGAACAGCAAATAAAACAAGAACAAATTCTATTATGGTTAATTGGAACAACCCCCAAGACTATTATAGGAGTAGAACAGAAATCGTAGAACTAGAAGAAAGTCTACAAAAGGATACTGAGTTTGTAAAACCAGAGGCAACTACAGCATTTGGTTGTACTTCAAGAGGTCAAGCAAGAAGGTTGGGTAAATGGAAGTTACTCACTAATAATTGGAACACCAATACTGTAACGTTCGAAACTTCTTTGAACGCAGCCTTTTTGCGACCTGGCGATATCATTCAAGTTATTGACCAACACAAAGAAGGCAAATCCTGGGGTGGAAGAATATCTTCTAGCTCTAGTACAACAGCAATCAATGTAGATAGAAAACCAAGTGGCTTTGGTAATACAAGCGTAGAATCTGGTTATGCTGTTGGTGATTATAGACTCACATTAAGTTATGTAGGGTATAAAGCAATACTTGCACAAGATACTGCTACTATTGGTGGAACTGCATATGTACGAGGAGCACACCTTACTAGCATAACTACTGAAGAAGATG